GTAATCCAAGTTTCTACGGATTGGGTTAGCCATTGCTTGTGCAAGGGCGATCTTTCCGTCTTGAGTCATAATAGCACGAGAGATTAGCTCATCACGCTTGTCGTCACTCAAAGATGGTTGTCCTGCTAGACCTACGTTAGAAGGAGTGTTCTCTTCTAAAATAGCTGCATACTTGACTAGAGTCTGCAATGCATCCTTGAAGGATGAGGCGTTCATCTCGCCATGGTTATTGAACATATTCATGTTTTCTCCTGAATGGAATTTTTGCCAGTCTTACCAGCTTGAAAGTTATCTTAAAGAAACAAGGGGTTCCCTTTTGAGGATTCGAAGCTTGCGCTTCGCCCAGCCCCTTGACTAGGCTTGAGTCTTATCATCAATCAGCTATTAGGCTGCTGGTGGGTTGAAGTAGAAGGTCATCCATGCAAAGCTACGAGAACCAGCACTAAAGGCACCGTCAGGTGGGTTAAGGGCTCCAACTAGGCTGCTTGGGGTGGTTACCAAAGAACCGTTGGTCTCGAAGTCGATGAAACGTCCAACTACAACAGTGTTACCTGCGGCAGCGGCGGATCCTACCTTAGTTAATTGACCACCAGAAGTAGAGGATGGTACGAAGGTCAATGCGTCTCCGGTTGCAAGAGTAGAGACAGTTGGTGCAAGAGCTACAGTGTCAACTGCGTCAAGAGACACAGCGTAGACGCCTGGAAGATGCCAGCAAGTTACCTTGCCAGAACCAGTTGCAGTGTGAGGTCCTAGGAGTGCTCCACCAGTAGATACTTGACCGACCGTACCACCAACGACGGAACCGAATAGGGTACCGTAACCGGAAATACCATCATCTGCCAACATCAAAGGACGTGCAGTAGTAGCAACGTTTCTGGTGACAGCAACTCTCTTGTTTGGATTGACGTAACCGTCATAAACATCGGCTGCTGCTTTGTCAGTAGCATTAGTTGCTACGACAGAGGTGAAAGTGACAACTTCGCCACCCTTAAGAGTCAAGACCTCGGAATCATATCCGTCATATTGTCCAAGTGCATTACCAGCTTGGTTAACAAGTTTTAAAGCCATTTTAGTTTCCTAATCAATCATGCTGTCATAATTAAATCAGCATGGTTACTTACATCTTTTACTTACTAAATCAAATAACATATGCAGTTATTACCATATCGATGGTAAAAAATGACATAAATTAAACTTTTAGACTAATCCGCCTGCCAGATCCTTTTCCAAATCGGCAATTCCGAAGTCATCTGACTTAACTTTTCCAGGCTCACCTGGCTTCTCAGCCATCTCGCCACCAAATTCTTTTTGATTTTGAGCCATAGATTGGTCTAGTTGAGTTCTCGCGGATTTCTCAATAGATTCTGCTCTCTTGAGGATTTCAAGCATTTCGGAAATAGATTTTTGATATGGATCAATAGCATGGACAACATCATCAAAATCATCAGCCACTAATCCCTTGCCACCATGAAAGATTTGCATTTTATCTACCAAAGAAGTCAAGATACCTTTATCTTGAGTTTGGCGAGCTTTGTAACCTTCAGAAGCAAAATTTCTCTTAATGGCATCTAGGTACGGAGACATTTGTTTAACGGATTCTCTCAAAACACCATGTGCCTTTACAACAGAATCTGTTTCTGGTTTTTGAGAAATTTCCATTAACTCTTTAGCGGTTCTTGGCTTTTCTAGATTGCTTATAAGGGGAAATACTTTTTGATACATATTATCAAAAGCAATAAGTTTGTTTTTGAATTCTACAAGCATGCTGTGGAATTCAGAAGTATATGAACTACCTACTCCCCAATCAGAATTTGAATTAAGCATATCATCAATTTCAGCTACCAACTTTTCATGGTTTTTCTGAAATCCTTCGTTGGTAAATGACATGTGTTGTTGAACATATAGAGCTCCAACAGCGGCAGCAATTCCAACGGCAATAGGAATCCAAGCGTGCTTCTTTAAAGCCATTTGCTCTAAACAAGTATCAGCTAAAATACGTAGCTTAGTTTCATCTTTATTGTCTAGATCATTAGCAACTCTAACTAAAGATAGAACTAAATCTTTCCTAGCAGCATATTTGTGATGAGTAGAATGTCCATCATTATTTTTATTAACAATGTTCAATAAAATATCTTGTCTCTCATTATCATTCTCAAATAAACCGTTTAGTTTATCATAAGAGGGTGAGACAATAACAGAATTTGGATGAGCATCTTCAATGATGTTTCTTTTGTACTCCATATCTTTTGGAGCCTTTGGTTTAACACCATACAACGCCTCAATGGCAGAAATATCCAAAGAATCAGCTCTTTGAGTTTTCTCCAATATTTTCTTGGCTTTCTCAGGAGCGTCCTCAGAAATCATGCCCTTCTCTTGGGCTATTTTGACAAATCTATCGAAAATTTCGCTTTTGCTCATAGTTTTATGTCTCTCTATGCATCTGAATTAGGGTGATTTTTCTGCCACATCATCGATGAAATAATCCACTATCTCTTTCTTAGAGCGAAACATTGGTGGAATATAAACTAAAGGACCACCTTCAGCCGTACGATTGTGCCAAGAAATCTTATCTTGAATAGCTTGATATCCGGCAGTTTGTCTGATAATACTTTCTTTACCATCTAATCCATCATATACTTCTTTGGCAAAATTAACAAGCATATCTCCAATAGATTGAATACTATTAGAAATTCTTTCTATCCAAGGAGTATCACCTACATTATAATTTTCTACCCTGTAGGTTTTTTTTACTGGGAATTTAGTTTGCTTGGACATCGGTGGAGGTGGCGCAGCCGCAACAGGTTGACCACCTTGTAGAGTCCCATCCAAAGCATTTGGTCTGCCTACTAATTTATTGGCAATGTCACCCGCTACCATTAATCCGGCAGAAGCTAAAACAACCTTAAAGATCAAACTAATAACCCTAGCTAAGATGCTACTAGTTTTAGCTTTCCTAGAGTTCAAAGCGTCTAACAAGCCAGCTGTTTTAGAAATTTTACCTTGCTCATATTGTAACATAGATAATTTTACAAAACGAGCATGTTGCATAATCTCTTCAAAAGAAGTGGTCTGCATTTTTTTAGACAGTTCTTCAGCTTCTTCTTGAGTTACTGGTTTAGCATGATCTTGAACTGCTCCCTGAGCGGCAGAATCAATTTGAGTAGATGTAACTGGCTGACCAGAACCAAGCATACCTTTCACACTATTATAAATGGAACCAAGAATTCCACCTATATCAATATGAAAAATATTCATAGCTAAACCAAGTAAAGCACCTAACCAACCAAATCCTAATGATCTAAAGAGTAAAGTAACAGCACCAGGAGCAAGTATATTCAATACGCTTCCTACTTTGTTATTGGAATCTAAATGTGCCCCTACATAGCTTTTTAGTTTGTCTACTAAAGACGCAATCATGCCTCCATCAGCTTGCTTGACCATTGAGTTTTTAGCAAGTGCTTCGATGATTAAGCAATCTACGTAGAAACTAATTTCATTGCTCATGATTTGCCTGTTGTTTTAAGAATTTCAGTAGCACGGGCTCGCCAGGTTTCAACGATGCCCCAATTGCCTTGCCAAATAGAAGATGAACCCTCAACTTGACCCTTAAGACGAGTTAGATTATCTCCCTTGATCTTAGAACCATATTGGTAATTCAAATCTTCTAGAACAATCTTGACGCTTCTTAAAATAGCCTCTAAACCGGCTATAAATGGCATGAAAGCTTGATTGTTAGTCAGCCATCCAGCTACTTCACTAACTCCAGCATACAAGCTAAAAGTATTTTGCTTATTCTTAACAATTGGTCCCCAACCACCGCCACCATTCCAAATGGTATTAATCATATTCATAGTTTCAGCTATTTCCTGATTAGCGGTCGGACTAGCTAGTGGCGCATAAGCATTGTAAAAGGCTTGTATTCTACGGAAATCAATGTTGGACATAGAAAGTGGCAAGCTATCAATGACTCTTTGAATTTGATCTGCTGATGCGGCGCCGCCTGCTCCGGCACCTGATTTATCATCTTTACCTCCGGCACCGGCACCAGCACCCGCTCCAGCTCCGACGCCGCTCGTTGGTTGAACAACAGCGCATGGTCCCTTAGCATTCTCAAATGTCTTACCAAAAGTTTGAATATTGGTAAGATACAAATCCGTCATCTTCTTAAATGGTTTCTTTGGAGTATCAACAGCAATACCATTTAGATACTTGGCTCTTAAGTATAAGATGTGAATGGCAATACAAGGATCTCCCACTTCAGGTGTGAAAACCGGCACTACCCCCTTATCAGTTTTAACCTTCATATTGGTAAGCCAACCAATTAATCCTTCACGACTGCTGATGTGCTTAACCATCAATGGTACTGGTATTCCTTCAAAATTAGGTTGTCTATCGGCGCCCTCATATTTGGTTGCCATGTCCAAGGTAGAGCTTGGAAAAGAATCTACGATAGCATTTGGATCAAGGGCTACGGCTGCTCCACCTTTTTCTGGAGCGCGACCACCAATTTGTTCATTCTTCTCTAAAAATTCATTGATTTGACCAATGATTTTTCCAAGTTGAACTTGATATGGTTTAGTAGTTTTAGCTTCTTCTGAGTCTCTTAAATGAGTTAATAAGGCTAGCAAAGCAGTCTTATCTGCATAAGCAGTAAACTCATTTACTTTACGTGTATCTTTGTCACGTTGGCTACGGTCTTGAGAATAAGCCCTAAAAGACCAGACATTTGCATCAGTTGGCGGATCAGTAATCCAAGCCACCCTTTTGCCATTCCAAGTTAATCCATTAGTGGCTGCCCAGTTGATAAAATCACCCAAATCTTTAAGATTGTCTGGTTTTATTTCAGCCGTTCTACCGCCCTCAAATCCAATAGGAGATGGTTTCTTAGCCACCTCTGGATCATCAGGCGCAACTTGTTCTAGTAAATCAGTAGCCATTTTCTTGGCAAGATTATAAGAAGATGTTTGTTGTGGAGTAAGTTGTGCCGGTCCTTGTGGAGGAAGATTTTGATAAGGATTTGGTGGAACCCATTGTCCTGGATTAACTCCGGCTGGAGGAGCTGCCTGCTTGGAAATAGACTTAGCGCCCTCTGTAACCAATATTTTTATAAGCTTTTTGTCGTCAAAAATAGACATGTTCTTTACCTTAGTTGGTTGGAGGCGCTGCTGGAGGAGCAGGAGGAACTACGCCTGCTGGAGCTGCCGCAGCATATTGAGCTAATACAGCATTAACATGTTGTAAAATGGCTTTTAAGAAAAGCTTCTGAACCGCTGGTGTAATTTCATTTGGATCGTAGCC